AGTATCAAAGTCAATCTCCACCATACCTGCTGCAAAGCCATAGGTGTAATACCAGTCTGCTGCCTGATACATCTGAAGTTGTAGATCAGACTTGTTGGCATAGTGGTTGGCAATGCGTGTACGAATCTCAGCCTTTTTACGAGCTGCATCGGAAGTCATGTTGGATGAGGCACAGTTAATTGCTGGAAGAGGTGCAGTTACCTCGGCAAGGTCACGAGCTGCAATGTCAACCATGTTAGCGATGAGTGGCTTCGGATACTCATCTGAGAATTGACCGAAGAAAACATCTTGCATACGACCTTGACGGACAGCAAGAACATCTGCCATACGGCGATCACGATCCATGTTGCGTGATTTAAGGCGTTCAACCTTAGCTGCAACTTCTTGAACTGAAAGCATTTTTCTCCTTATGCCAAACGGCGATCTGCGGCCCACTCATCAAGGTTGATGACCTGTCGCTTTTCGGCATCTGCTCGGGTGAGGAATTCATTGTGTACGAACTTTCCGCCATACTCACCAAACTGGCAGATCTCTCTTGCTCTAATCTCACAGAACCAGAGGGCCATAACAAGATCTGTCTTGTTCTTAGTCTCTGGCGACCATGTTACTAACTGGTCAATAAGTAATCGGATGCCTTCGTGTCTATCTGAAGGCAAGTGCATCAAGTTGTCTCGATGGTGCTTACCATTGGATTCAACGCTTCCAAACAAGGAAGCCATTGCAGCGACACCAAATCCAACATCCCACTTATTTCTAGAAGTAGTGTGTTCCCGAAGAAGCACACCACGACTTGCTAACCATTGCCGTAAATTCTCATCCTGTGTCAGATAACCCTGAAAGGCGTTTCGTTCAACCATCCATTCCGATGGTTTGTACTTTTCCGTAAATGTAGTGATGAGATCACGGATGGCTTGCGGTGACGGTTTAGTAATCGTAGCGGCATCCAAGATGTATCTCTTCTTCCGTCTACGATCTACAGCCATGACGACTGCCGCCGTATCACCAACTATCGCTGGGTCAAGCCCTGCGATGATAGTGAGACCTTCTACTGTCTCGGGGTGTCCGGGATTGCCCGGAACGATTGGCCCGATCATTCTCATTCTGTCGATAGAACCTTTAACGCAAGTCATGTTGAAGGTTGAGTCTTCATCAACATCTGCTTGTTGGTAAACCATCGACCAAGTCTTTGGGTCTAATGCACTTCTACGCATGGATAGATACTTGCCATCCCAGCGTGGGTATAGACCGTCTTCGTCTGCCTCTTCATCGCTGCCCTGCCAAGGGCGGTCTGATTTAGGCCAAAGTGTTTTCCAGTCCTTCTGGTCTTCTGCAAACTCTAGAACTGCTGGCATGGCCAGATATGTCCAAGGTGATTTACCTGTTGGATAGCGTTCACCATTACGGAGTTCTCTATAGAGGTCAATGGAATCTACTCGAGTTCCAAGGACTAAAAGTTTGCCGGTAGGCCCGAGACGAGTAAGGACTTCCTGTTGGATCCAACGGATCTGCTTCTCATATTCGTGGGCATTCGACATGGTTACGCAGTCGTCTAGAATAATCAGGTCGGCTCTCGCACCGTATACCTGTCCTCCAATACCGATTGCTTGAATCGTAGGATCCTTCTGGTCTGAGTCACGCAGTTCGTCTCCAAGGTAGACTTGCGTAGCCTGCCATGTGGCTGACTTAGACTTGAAGCCTGAGCCAGCAGCGTAAGCGAGTTGTAGCTTCTGCCACGATGGGTGAGTCAAACGCTGTTTAATAGCGTAGATAAATTCTGTTGCCTTCTGCTGTGACTTCGAGACAATCATGATACGGACATTGGGATCCATACAGATCCGATATACCGGATAGTCAATCGAGGTAGTCATCGACTTGGCGTGTTCAGGGGGCACATTCACCAGCACATACTGGGGGCGGCCTTGCTCAAATTGCATAGAGCTATGCATCCACTCAGGTTCATTACCTTCAAGAAGGTTGATGATATTCATCTGATGTGGAAAGGTGTCTGCTTCTAGATACTCCTTGCGGAAAGTACGGAAGTCCATCTCAAGGGATTCTTCAGACTGGATGCGGCCATGCTTTGATCTAGCAGCACGAACCTTATCTACAGTCTCTTTGAATTCTTTATCCGTGGAGCGGTAGTAATCCCATAGCTTTGCTGATCTGCCGACCTGCCGCATGGCATCTTCGACTGTGCAACCCTCTGTAATCAGACGGATTACTTTTGCCTTGATCTTGGCTGTCTCTTCTTGTTTACTCATATCTCTCCTCGCCAGCTTCGCTGGCGTGGTCGCCAAAGATTTTTCATTGGGTTTAGCGGTTCTGAAAAAGAACAGACTACTGGGCATTTACTAGGGGCTTTTAGGTCGCCTTTGCTCGCTAGGGCTCGCTCCGGCTCCCTAGAGCCGGTGTAGTCGTCTAATTACTTTAGCAAGTAATTATCCTCCTACTATATATAAGCCGGGATAAATGGGTTTTATCCCACACTATGCCCTGTGATTTGTATCACATTCTATCCATTGTGTGTAAAAGTCCTGTTCAGAGCCTATTTTACAGCTCGAGATCCTATCAAAAATATTTTTCTGGGTACATATATACAGGGGCCCCAGCCGTTTTAAGCACTCGGGTCAATTTGTCTCCCCTGCGTGTCGAACCCCTATAAGCCGATAACTAACATTATGTTAAGTGGAATTTACGGCGTGTCGAGCCGACTCGATACAGGGCAGACCCTCGGCAACTAGGCCTCTTTAAGTGTTCGCCGTTTAAGTAATCGCCTAAGACCTAGGGCATTACTCGGCAGGGCTTGGCAGGTAATCGAGGGGGCAAGGCTTGGGGAATCGGGCAGACCTTGGCAGACCTCGAGGCCTTGGGGTCTTGGGTCTTGGCCTTGGGTCTCGGGTCTTGGGTCTTGGAATCTTCTCTCTCTGGTATCTCTGAAACCCCTATAAATGGCTCACTTTCGAGGGGTCTCGATTCCGGCAACACGATCTAATAGGTGGTTGATTCTTTCGAGCTGCTGCCTCATAATTGAGACCTCGAGGGAATCTCTCTCTCGATTCATTACCTACAGAATGAGGCTCTACTATGAAAGACATCAAGACCGATTTACCTACTCACCTCGAGGCTAAGAATGCCCTCGATTCTCTTCTCGATTCATTCCAAGATTCTCGAATGCTTGAAGAGGTAGCAATTAAGACCGCCACGATTGGAATCGCTAACTCGATTCAGATTCGAGACTATGCACTCGGGGCGATTGGAATCACTTTAGATTCTGAAGATTCACTCGCATTCATTACGGCGATTCAATTACTCGGCCAAGATTCGGCAGGTCTCGAGGCGATTCGAGGGGCTTATCTTTACGAGTTAGGCAACCAAGCCGAGGCGAATAAGGCACTCGATAAGTCTCTCGAGTTGCAGAATGGCTACTCTCTCGCCTTGCTTCTCCGCCGAGTTATCTCGGCAGGTTGGCCACCTGCCTCTTTCGCTTCAATGCGTAATGAGTTGCATCATAAAGTCGAGGCAGGTCTGAAAGACCTCGAGGGGGTTGCCGTAAATGCGAACCGCTAACCCTGTAATTACTCTCCTCGATTCCGAGACTCGAGAGGTCTTGGTCTATGCACCTCTAAGCAAGACTCGACTTAATGCACTCGTTAAGGCTTACTCGAGGGCAGGTATCGAGGCCGTAATCGCTTAGGCCGTAAAGTGAGGGCAAGGCTTTCGGGTCTTGCCCTTGCTTTATGTCTAAGGGAATCGAATCCCCGAGGCATAACCAACCAACCTACAGAAAGAGAATAAGTAAATGGATCAACAGAATAAAGAAAGTGAATTCCGCCCAGTTAATTGCGGCGAAATTGTCCGGCAACTCGGCAGAAATAATCTCTTAGCGATTAGCGGTGGGCGAGTGCTACAGCGTGAAACTGGTATCACTCTCCCGATTTCTAATGGCTACTCGCTAACGATTGACCTCGCTTGGAATGATACTTACACAGTAAGAAGAATCTTTACTCGTAGCGGTAAGGCAACTATTAAGGCTCAGCTCGAAGGTGTTTATTGTGAAGACCTCGGAGATGTTGCCTACTACGGCTCTTGCTTTAGGTCTCACCCTGATTGGGGCAACAAGACTTGGCAAGACACAGTAAATGGAAAGGAATCCGCCTAATGAAACTTAATAAGAGAGGCGAGATTCTCTTCGCCGTATCGCTTGGAATAAATGCCCTGATTCTGCTCGGTCTGATTATGTGGGGTCTCGACCACCTGAACTGGGTCGGAGACCGCTACTGCTTCGAGTCTTCTCTCGAGTGCTACTTTCCAGAAGAGGGGCGGTGATTCTTTATGCCTCTAATGTGTGAAGAATGTAAATGCTCGAATTGGGTCTGCCTCGAGTGTGGGTATTACTCGAATGATTGCGGCTGTAAATGCTGTGAATGCGAATGCCAAAAGCGTTCAAGCGGTGAAGGCGACAGCGAGGGGGATAAGTAATGCCTACGATTCCGACTAAGGCGAGATGCCCCGAGTGTTCTCGGGTCTTTGATTTACTAGACGATAACGACTGCCAAGAGTGGTCTTATGGTCATGACTGCGAGGTGTAAAGCGTGGCTATGACTATTCATGCAGGAGACTGCACTACCGACTGCCCGATTTGTGTGGCGAATTGTGATTGCAATAAGTGCCGAGAGGGGGTGACTGCGTGACTGTTCATAAGACTTGGGTCGTGATTTATTCTAGTGATCCATTGGCAAACCATGACCTAGCGAGGAGACTCGAAGGGCTTGAGTGGTGGATTACCGATAGGGCTAACGCTGAAGAAAGCAAGACAGCGACTCGAATGATTGACCTTACCAAGCTGAAAGATTAGTAGCCGATAGGGCAGGGGGAATTCTCTCCCTGCCTCTTCGGGTGTTCATCTGAATACCAACCAACCTACAGAAAGAAAGAGAAATGCAAATAAAAGACAGCGACATAAAGGTTATCGAGGCTGATAACTTTTCTATTGAAACCAAATACCGCATGACCCTCGAGCATGAAGGCGACACTTATTACTGGGTCGGATTCATTGGCGAGTATGGATTGCATGAAGATTGGTATAACTCTGATGAGAAGAAGATTTCTCAACCCGATTGGGCTGATGATGTTGATTCTCTCTTTGATGTATGCCAAGAGAAATGCGAAGAGAACGAGAAGAGTTTCGATTGGCTATGCGTAAAGGTATTGGAACTAATACCTAGTGCTACTTTCGAAAGAGATAATGACGGACAGATTCTTATCTATACCGGTCTCGAAGAAGATGAGACTGGCACAGTAAAGAAACTCGAGGTGGATAATGCCTAAGTATCGAATCACCCTGAAGGAAGTAGTTCTGCATGAGTTATTCGTTGATGCAGAATCTGAATCCGAGGCAAGAGAGATCGCCGAGGGTCGAGGCATTGAGTCGGCGACTGAAGTTCAAGACGGCGGCTGGGTTGAAACTGGTGAAGTCGAAGAGTATGACGGCACTATTTCGTGGGGTGAGTTGGCACAACTAACTCACAAGACACAGGTCGAAAGATTCGGCTGGTGTATCTGCGAAGGCACAGACGGAGAAGGACAACTAGCCGAGGACTGCCCTAGAAACGAGGTGGCTTCATGACTACTGGCTTAGCGTGTGTGCCACCTAGCGAGTGGACATGGAGTGATTGCGACATCAAGGGGCATGAAGAGGGTTGCTACATGGCGACCTGCCCTGCGTGTGGCACTACCGACAGAGATTGCGAGTATAAGTGATGAGAGATTATGAACTTATCGAGGCTATCGAGAAGGTGGTTGCTACTGATGGTGAAGAAATGACTGACGGCGAGTGCTTGGATCAAGTAATCGAGTTAGTCAATGAATACAAGAGCTTCAATTTCGAGAGTAAGGGGGCATAGTTGGTAGGATTCTTACTAGTCATACTCTTATTCTTTACTCTCCCTGTTGGGATAGCCGAGAATCAACCGATACTAATTGCGATACCGATACTGGGGCTGATAACAGCCTTACTGTGGAAGGAGAAATGATGCATCACCGATTCATAATCGGATTGGTGGCTTTGGGGTTGGCGATTACGCTGACCCCAAACGCCCCGATTCACCTCGAGATAAAACCTAAAGAGGTAGTTCCAAAAGTGGTAGAGATTCCGGACTTATCTTTGGATCAACTACCGGTTTCGTGGCAGAAATTGGCTATGTGTGAATCTTCAGGTCGGCTTAATGCTGTCAGCGGCAAACGCAAACAGTTCCAAGGGCTATTCCAGATCGAGTATCCACGAACTTGGGTTGCTCACGGCGGCAGCAAGACCAAGCCACCGAAGGATTCAACCTTACTCGAACAGTTCTGGGTAGCTCTTCACATCTATGTTGATCGAGGCTCTAAACCTTGGCCTTACTGCGGCAAATTCCTAAAGGAAGACTACGGCAAGTAACTTGACAATGCCGACAGCGGCATTAAACTGATACCACTAAGACCCCTCCGGACTGTAGGCCGTGAGGGGCTTAGTCTTTTTATCCTCTTGGATTATCTACCGAGTAGAAACCACCAGCCTTGAATACTGTAGGCGTTGCTGTCCATACTCGAGACATCATCAAACCGCAATCACATTTAGGTGCAGCTTCTTCTTCTGTCATCTTGCGTTCGATCTCAACGCTGATCCCACACTTACTGCAACTGTATTCGTATGTAGCCATTAGTTATTGTAACTCCCTCTGAATTTTCTTAGACTCTCCTCTGGTACACAATAGATCTCTGGTCTACGCCAGTCAGGTTTATCCAACCACTCCGGGTTCTTTGCTTCTGCACCCATGATCCAACCAATCAATTCGTAGTTAGGCATACCACCTCTAACCAATACGAACTTCACATCATCTTTAGCATCGGGTCTAACAAGCAATCTGCCCTGCTCATGCTTTGTATATTTAACATCGATGTTCGGTTCAATATCTACACCACCTTGACCGAAGGCACCGCCCCAGTAGACACCAAGATACTTAGCTACTGCTATCTCTGCACCGCAACCATCTACATCAAGAAGGATTCTCTGCCATGCATCCATGTCCTGTAGTCCACGCATCTGTTGGTTCTTCATCGTAGATACATAGCGTTCAATCGCTGTGTTAGCAGCGAGAACAACTTCGTATCTCTCGAGAACTATCTTCAGACCCAAGGCGTTGGCCCCCCTAAGTGATCGATGATCTTTCTTAGTGAGCCTTGAATCTTTCTATCTACTGTTGAATCACTTATGCCCATCTCTTCTGCTATCTCAGACAAAGTCATTGGACTATTGGAATACCTATTGCGTAACATCACCTGCTCATCTGCATCTAGCAGATCTATTGCAGATCTAATATCAATTACTACAGCCAAGATATTGCCACCCTCACTTGGAACTGATGGCTTGCGTGGGGTGCCATCGTCTACCTTTTCAACCATTACTGCACCATATGAATCAAACTCAAATGCAACTGGCAACATCTTGGCTATCGTTATCGTGTCGTAGAAGAACTCATCGCCGGTTGAATAGCCCAGCTTTGCAGCCTTCTCTTTCCTTGCATACTTCTCAACTGTCCTGCGTAATCGTGCCATGATTCGCCTTGCTACCCACTTGGTTTCATCTTTGCTTACTTCGTAAGCCTCATCCAACATCTTGGCCAAGTGAGGTCGCTTAAGAACATAGACTCGAAGCTCTTGAATTAAATCCTCTTTGTCTACATAGCCAGCAAACCTGCGATGGATGTGTGCTGCGGATATATGCACGAGATCCTCGAGGTGATCCTCAGCACGATCTTTCTCTTGCATTAGTCCTCATCTTCTAGCTCGATGATGGCATCCATTACAAACTTAGCAACGAAGAACACCAATGTAATTACAAGAGTTGCAATTAAAAAAAATTTCTTCACTTGTTCTCTGGCCACTTTCCACGATTGACCATCATGGCAATGATGCAATAGTTAGCAAGATCCTTAAAAGAATCCTCAATGGATTCATGCTGTGGCTTCTCACCGGATGCAAGTAGATTCTTTAGTCGTTCGAACTTATCACCCATACGAACCATCAACCCATTGATAGGGCCACCGTATGCATTGTTGATATTGCCCGGGCCGTAGTCTCTTTGCTTACTGATAAGTAGGTTTCCAAGCTCATCGATAATATCCCACGAGTCAGCAACGAACTTGTTCATCGCTGGGTCGGCGGTAGTTGAACTACTATCTCGAGGGCCAAAGGCAGATCCGGGTTTATACTTAGGCTTAGGACTCTTAGGCCGAAGCTTTCCAGTAAGTCTTTCAAACTCTGCATCGTCATTGGATCTATTGATTCCGTACTCATACTCGCTCATCTATTCCCAGTCTCCTTCGTAGCCCATCTAAACCCTCATCTAATACTATAGAGTTTACATCACTTCCGAGTGGAAGTGGTATCAATTCTGCGTGTTCAACTTCTTGTAAAACTTTCTCGGCCAACTCCATTCCCGGATTAGATCCATCTTTCTTGTCATCATTGTCTGCCAAGATAAGGACTCTTCGATAGCCACCAAATAATCTATTGAAGTGTGGTCGCCAAGCTTTAACACCCGGCACTCCAACTGAAGGCAAGAGTTGACTAGCAATGACTGCATCCAACTCTCCCTCGCAAATTGCAATGGTATCCGAAGGCTTTTGTAGATCAACTGCGTTGAACAATCTTGCTGGTTGGTGCATTGGTGCCATGTATCTAGGCCCCGGAAGTTCATCGATCCTTCTGAACTTGAAACCTGCAACGCCATTGACGACTCGATATGGGATGGATAACCATCCGATAAACTGGACATGGCTCGGATCACAGTCGACTGGTACGCTTCCCAGTAGATGCTCGCTTGCCAGTTCCTGACTGAACCCCCGACCTTTTAGGTAAGAGACCGTCTCCTCGTTTATCTTTTTGTGATATGTCGTAGCCAACTCGTTTAGCAATGTCAGCCGCTCTATCGAAAGCAACACGAAAGTCCACCCCTTCTTTCCACATGAGTAATGAATATGCATCTCCACCTATGCCACAGGTGTGGCAAAAGTAAAGCCCTGCCTTCTCGCCGTCTGTACTCATAACAGCAGACCTTCGAGTATCGTTATGAAAGCAACATCTAACAGGCTTTGAATAGCCTTCTCTTACTTCTCCACCATAGTGTTCGACCACAGCCTTGAGAAGCTCTGGGTCGGCAGCCATTAGTAAGTCTTTCTTACTGGCTTCTTCTTCTGTGTTCGTTCCAACTGCTTAAGGTAAGAGTTGTATTCTTCAATACGCTTTTCCATTTTCTTCTGCTCTAACCTTGCATCGAATGTGTAATACAAGTGTTCTAAGAAGTGATATAAAGCAACACCTGCTACTACGATCAATACGCCTACTACTGTTTCCATTTTAATACCTCCGTAAATGTATCTAACTCCATGATTACAAACGACTTGCCTATGCCATGCTGTCTACGCTTGGCGATAACTATTGGTATCGCTGGCGAAGACTTTCTTTTCTTCATCCAGTTCTTTACTTCAAGACTTGCTTCCTCTATCCATGGCCCAAGCTTGAATGACTTCTCATTCTTTGCCTCAACTACGATAAAGCTTTGGATGTCCGGTGCCCATAACCATAGATCACCTTCATCGCTAGTGCCTGAGAGTCTTAGTCTTTCAACAGGATTGAATTCCTTCTCCCTGAAATACTCAACTAGATCCGTCTCCCATGTTGCACCCTTTCTTTTATTGGCCCGAGATTGCTTGGAGTCCAACGAAGTTCACCCCCGGTCTTAGATCAGCCATGCCCTGAACATCTCGATCCACTATCTGGACTCGTGATGCATCGATACCCAGCGTTACAAAGTTAGATGCATCTGCTGAGTGTTCACCGAATCTATTCTTAACTGCTGCAACCCTGAACTCCTGATACTCCGGGTTCATTGCAATAGATAAGATCATCGATGGAAGTTGCGAGGCCTTACCGAGGATTGCTCGGCGAGGTGCTGGCATCTTTGGATCTCCAGTTCCTGCCTCACTCATGTGAGTTAGTGCAAGAACACAAGCACCAGTCTTACGAGCCACATGGTGCAGCTCTGACATAATGGCTCTGATACCAGACCACTCTTCACCAGTAACAGATACACAGTTCATCAAGTTATCAATCACAATCAATGCAGGTGCCATGCCATAGACCTCGCCATAAGCGAGGATCTCTAGCTCGATTGCATCAATGTCCGGTGATGGATCAAAGACCCACTTAATATGTGAGCCTCTCTCCTGTAATAATGGATCAAAGTAATGTGAGTCTGCATCCAAATATGTTTCAACCTGTTGCTGTGGTAGCCCAGTTAATCCAGCGACTGTTCTAAACATCTGAGTAATGGGGTCGGTATCCGCCGAGAAGTAAAGAGTTGGAACTCCTGTCTTCAAGGCGTATACCAACGCCATCAAACTCTTACCTGAGTTTGGTTGACCTGCGATAAGACACAACTGTGACTGACGGAATCGCATACCATGCTGTCTAAGTCCAGCCCATACATCAGGTAAGGGTTTAGCAGAGGAGCTTGTGCTGTGAACTGCTTGCAGTAAGTTCAACATTAGGCTGCGACACTCCTCTTTCTTTCCAGTTTAAGTTCTTGACGGATCTTTCGCCGTTCGATTGCAGAAGATCCTCCCCAATAGTGGAAGTCTTCATTATGTAATGCCCAATTAAAACAAGATACTAATAGTGGGCAAGTGGCACACACATTACGAAGTGTTTCATAGTGTGAGAAGTCTCTTTCTTCTGTGCAGAAATGTTCATTACCGATAGATGCACAAGCTTCGGTACCGGTGAAGGCCGGGTAAGAAGGCTTACCCGGCTCCACCAACGACATTAAGAAGCGTTTGCTCTGAAGTCGCATTGCTGGCCCTGTGGTCGTGAGCAAGCATAGAAAGCACGATAAGGCTTTCCCGATGCCTTGGATACACCAGCAGGAACTTGCTTTGCTGGTTCTCCGTGCTTACATACTGGGCCGTTAGTAGGGGCAGCATTCGCTGGCTGACCCCATGCATCTTGCGGTGGTGTGATTACAGTTGCATTGAATGCTTGTGCAATCGCTTGCGTTGTCATTGGTTGAGAGCCTGTGAAGGCGTTAGCCATGGCTTGTAGTAGCGACTCGGCACCACTTGGATCTAAAGCTTCTGCTAGTTTCTGTGAGAAGCCTTGATATGTTGCATCTGCAATGACAAAGATTGTTCCATCGTTTGTCTTTGTTGATACTTGAAAGCCTAGTTCGGCCATCTTATTTCTCCTTCGTGTGTTTGATGTTTAGTCGGACTGATTCTTTGCCGACTGGTTTTTTAGGTACGAAGCCCAAGAGTTTCTCTACTTCCTTCTCATCGATAGATGCACGGCCAGCAACAGTTGTCCAACTGATGTCGATCCCACTCCGTGTCCTACCGAAGATGCCTTCGAGTGAAGCTCGAAGACTCTCACGCTTCGCTTCCAGATCATCGATCTGGTTCCCTAACTGTAAGAACAACAAGGCATTGCTGTCCACCTCAGTATCTAGAATTTCGACTTCCGAGGGTTTAGTAAGTTCTTTTTTTAGTCCAGTACAACCCAACTCCCCAGAAGGATCGTAGAACTTGCAATAGAACTGACAGTAGCTGGCATCCTTTTCAGGTTCAGGTGCATCGGTTGTGTTCTTAATACTCTCAAGCCAAGCCAATGCTTCCTCTGCAATGGTTGGATCGTAGTCTTCAGAGTGAACCTTTACATCTCGTTCATCACCATCCCGGGCTATGGCACACAAGTTTACAGTCTTAACTTCAAAACCGTTCTTCTCCAACAAGTAGCCATATGTATGAACTTGCCAACGCTGGTTCTTCGATGGGAAGTAACTTAGGTTCTTAACCTTCGTAGTCTTCCAGTCAACGACTGCACCAGTTTCAGGAATGAATAAATCTATATGGGCTTTCATTCCATTGTATTCGACCTCGGTCTCAACTAGATACTTCTTGCCTTCGGGATCTAATGCTTCGATTGATTTCTCAATCTCTGCATGGATGGCAGTTCCCATGATGGCTGCTAGTTTTAGTTCGTTGTCGTTTGTTTCGGCTTGTCCATTTAACCGAAACCAAACCTTGCGTGAACAGCCACCAAGTTCTGATGGCCCTATCTGCACCTGAGTGCTACGAGATTTACTTGCATCCTTAGCTCGTAGAACTTGGATAAGTAGATCCTTGATCTCACTCATTGTCTTCTCCTCTGTTGCAACATTTGCAATCTTTTACTACATCACTTGGTTTATGATTGCAAGAAGGACAAAGATCATCCTTCTTTAGACTATCTTGCACCTGATTATACGCTGTCCAGAATAGTGCATAGTAAGAAATATCAAAAGGAAAAGTCTTCATATGCGTAACCAATGCACCTGTGTGTGCATAGGCTTGAATCCCTGCTTCTTTCAGTAGATTGAAGAAGATAATATCTTCGCCAATAAACTTATCTTCCGTAAGATCATTCTCGTGGAAGAAACTTTTATCCGGAAACTTCTCTCTTAGCTTTGGAATGATTGACTTGTGCATCAATACACAGCCAAACCCAGCAGAGTCAATCGGAATAATTTCATTCTCTGGTAATGGATGTATGTATTCAATCTCGTATTTACTTCTACCTTCCTTGAAGATAGTTGGCATTGGAACCGGTAAGTTATTGAGACTGTCTTTCCATACAAAGTATACGCCAGATACAACAGGTCGTGAAACCTTGTCTGCTGTATCCCATAAAGTCTTGAGAACTTCTTTAGTTAATACAATATCTGAATCAACCCATAGTAGCCAATCGGTTTTAGCTTGGTCTGCCCATAGATCAAACAACTGCATACGCTGACGAGAGATTTGATTACCCTTAACTCTCATTGCGTTATTGATAGGCACACCAACTGTGTGTGCCATAAGCATCGTGTATACAAGTCCTTCTGTGAACTTGCCATCAGTCACACCGTTGTCACACCATGAGATTGATAGGGTTTCTTTACTGCTGTGTGGCATTGTGTGATTCTTCCTTAATCTGTTCGAGTATTTGAATTGCTTTATTTAGACCTGCATTCCACGCATCAGATATATCTGAGTCTGATGGCTTCTTAGCTGCATCAATTCTTTTTATGAAGTTGTCGATATAGAATTCTTTAAGCAACATTCTGTAGCCCCTTTATATATTGCTCTGCCAGTTCGGAGATCTTCGCTTCTCCATCGAGTGGTTTCCAGATAATCATTACTCCGGGCAAAATCAAATTCTTTTCCTCGGGCAATGGCACTAGGTTAACCATTGTGTCTGCAATGAAATCATTTTCATGCATCCAATCTACGAGATCAAACTTTGCTAGTTGATACTTAGTCGACTCATAAGCATGATCCCACCATACAGATACTGCACCCTCTTTACCATAGGCAAATCCCATTACCCAAGGATGAGGGCGGAATGAACGATCCGAGAACTCAGACATCTGTGCATAGATTGTGTCTACCTCTACAAGCTTCTCGTTCATGGCATAAGTGTGGCACACAGGACTGACAAGCATTCGGCCATTTTGCCAAGGTCGGCGTGGCGTGTTATTGTCCTGCCACCTCGCAAGAGGTGGGGCAGAAACTTCAAGGCGACACTATACGGTGTAGCACCCAACCACCATAATTTTTTATGGGGGGTAGGGGGGCATTTCTTAAAGCTCTTCTGCCGGTGTAGTTTTATGGCACAAAAAAAGAGGGGCCCCCGAAGGGGCCCCATCTAGTTACTATTAAGTTTTAGTCAGCATCTTCTGGATCTGTATACAGAGCTGCCAATGTCTTTTCATTCTCGATCTTCTGAGCCTTCAAAGAAAGTCCGGTTGCTGCTGCAATGAAAGCCAATACTGCTTCCTGTGGAATGTCTGCATAGGTTGCAACAACTGCCACCAATGCCTGAATAAGGCCAGCCCATGCGGCTGGGTTCTTCATGAATAGGTTGATCTTCATACTTAGTCCTCCTTTGGACTTATGACTTAAAGACTGGCTTACCAAAGCCAACAACTGTCACGGCTTGTGACTTGCGTAGCTTTGAACCATTCTTCTTTTTGAAGGCACGAACCTTCAGGCAGACTTGTCCACCATTGCGTTGGTCACCCTTCTTATCAGGGGCAGTATTGCCCTCGACACAGGTAACAGTACCATCGCCGTTATCCTTGACCACGATACCGACATGAGAGATGCGATCTACTCCATCGTTAGGGAAGTCAAAGAAGACTATGTCTCCGGGTAGAGGGGTCGCTTCATCGCTGGCCTTCTCCCATTGATTCTTCTTCATAAATGCTGTGGCTCCGGCTACTGTGGATACACAGTTAGGGATCTTTAGGCCAACTTCGTTGGCACACCACATGACAAATGAACCACACCAAGGAAGGAAGTTAGCCTTAGTAAAGGCTCCATACTTGGTTTCGTTATCTTTTGGGCCTTCGATGACATCGAGTTCACCCTTTGCTACTGCAATAAAGTCTGCTCTTTGACCCATGATTAGCTCGCCTTCTTATCAACTTTAGCAAATGCTTCGTTGATCTCTTCGGCTGATAGTTGGCCATCTGCTAGATAGAATCGAGCAAGAGCTTCTAATACTCGTGCTGCACCCAAGGCACCGGCAAGGACTGCTGCCTGCCATACCTCAATGCCAACGAGTGAACCAGCACCGATTACTCCCAATGATTCTGCTGCAATTACTGCAACGATTCTTGAGAGAATGCTTTTTAATGTATCCATTATTCATCCTCATCTTGTCTTAACTTAAATGTAATTGACCAAACAATCAGGGATAGAATGATTGCGTAACCAACTACTGTCTTTGCTGATCCTTCTAGTACGACCCAAGCAATGAACATTCCGAGAAGTGTCCATAGTTGATTGGCTATATCTGAGAAGAAAGACTTCATGGTTTCCTCCTATAGGCTGCTGCTGCGGCGGCCCCAGCCGCTGCTTGAGTTGCAATGTTTCCTGCGATGATCGCTGAAACAATTACTTTCTCTGCACTTGCACGAACCTCTGGGGATAGGTCGGCACCTATATTGGATAGTGCTGTGAGAACTTGTCCGGGATCTGTAAATATCTCGGCTAGTAATTCCGCTGGGTCTTCAAATAACTGCAATGCAATTACTACCTCTGCTGTTAGAACTACACCGTTCTCTAACTCGATTGGAGTTTGTGGATCCAATGATTCAAGATCCGTGTCGTCTGTGAGTACGACCACATCGGGTGTAACATTTTCTTCAGGTATTACAACAGGGGGTTCAGGTTGCGTAGGTTCATCAGGTTCTGTCACAGGCTCTGGAGCAGGTTCAGGTTCTGGCTCTGGCTGAGGTTCAACCGGTAATGGAGGTTCAGGCTCAGGTTCAGGAGCTGGTGGATCAGGAACTACCTCTGGCTCTGGAACAGGCTCTGGCTCAGGGGCAGGATCCGGAATTGCTTCGGGTTCTGGAGCTGGTGGTTCAGGCTCTGGAGCAGGTGGTTCGGGTAACGGCTCAGGAGATGGAGCAGGTTCGGGCTGAGGTGCTGGAGCTGGCTCTGGAAGTGGGGTTGGTTGAGGCTGAGGATCTGGAAGAGGAGTTGGAGTCGGCACCGGTTCTGGCTCTCGTACCGGATCTGGTACAGGTTGAGGAGTCGGTTGAGGTTCTGGAGCCGGGGCAGGTGTAGGTTCTACAGGGGCTGGAACAGGGGTTACAGCCGTTGAAGTATCAGGGGAAGGTGTAGGAGATGGATCAACAGATGGTGTTGGCGTTGGCTCTGATGTTTGGGTTTCTGTTGGGCTGGGTTGTGGGCTTGGTTCAGGGGTCGGCTCCGCAGAAGGTGAAGCTACAGGAGTTGGAGTCGGGCTTGGCTCAGTCGCAGGCTCATTTGATGGTGCTGAAGTCGGACTTGGTGAAGGCTCAGGTGAGGGAGAAGGACTCGGAGATGCTGTTGGGTCGGCTGTCGGCTCAGGTGAAGGAGTTGCAGTCTCAGTTGGAGTCGGTGTTGGACTCGGAGATGGAGAAGCTTCCGGAGTCGGAGCAGGTGTAGGCACTACTCCGTTGTAATACAAAGTGTTTTCAGGTGCAGTAGTAGATACAAAAGTTTGCCATTGATTCTGTGTGGCAATAGAACAAAATAAAGCTGCAATATTTCCCTTGCCTTCAAAGAATTGATTGCTGTTATCCCAACCAACATTAAAGACTCTAGATTCGCCACCTGTATTTGCACAGGTAACTGTTATCTGTCCTGTCTGCTCTGCATGGGATGCTGGTATAAACCAGATTGATGTTCCGAAAGTTAAGAAGAATACTGCTAGTAGGCCTCTAACTCTTTTCTTATCCATATTTGGGAACCTGTTCCTATTAAAGTTAAGTGGTCTTTCATCAAGATAATGAATAGATCAATGGCGGCTTGTGGCCGCAGATTGATTGGGGCATCTAGCTCCCATAGATAATCATCAAATGCCATAATCCCACCGGGCTTAAGTGCTTTCCACGCTAGGCTGGCATCTATAAATACTGCTTGTGCTGTGTGATCTCCATCGATGTATATGAAATCGTAGATCTCTTTATCATCTGTGGTTGCAAGAAACTTATGACTTTCCATCTTGCATTTAATTACATTAGAAAAATCTTTTAACTTATCATCGTAGACTTTCTCAACATCCGAGAAGTCCATCGTATGGTGGATCTCTTCATCAGATCCTTGCCAAGTATCAACATCCGTAAGGATGGAACTCTTGTCAGTAAGTATGTTCTCCATCAGCCATAGGCTGGCATCGCCGGTATAGACACCTATCTGTAGGAAGTGAAGGTTTGTCTTACCCTTGAACTCTTGAAGGTATTCGCTGAAGTAGCCCTTAGATGCAATGTTAAACCAGTTAGGGTATTTACTTTCGCTTGGATGTGACGATGTCATATATCAAGTCTACCTTTATTTGTAGGGCATTGACCTGATCCTTGAGGCTTGAGCCACCATTGGTTTTAAGTTCTTGTAGATAGTGGATAACCATCCAACGGATACCGGCAGCAAAGCCACCAATAATTGCAAGGATAGATACTGTAAATGCTGCCCAGTCCATAGCCGACATCAGACTACCGTTCTCATAGTAATGGTAATGATTCCACCAAAGTTCTCATTATTGCCAGATGGTGGAGTCATTCTTGTAAAGGCAATCTCTTCGATAACAGCATCGAAGTTTTCACCAGATGTAAAGTCTTGCACAAGAACTGTTGCACCTTCCGATTCAACAGTTTCTAAAGCTGATAGGCGATACTTGGCTCCGCCCAAAGTTCCGTAACGAGTATTACGGCGATCTGATTCAAAGTCATAACACATCAATGGGAGTTGAATAAGGCGTGATCGAGTAGGGCTAGGGATAGCCTTGATGGCATAACCCTTCATAATTGCACCCTTGGTTGAATCAGATGTATTGCGATATAAGGTAAAGGCTAACTGGCCATTGACCTGAGTCGATGGGTAAGCAGCAGATAGATCGAAGTCTGTGTTGTATGCATTGCCGGTAGTCAGGGTTGTAATCTGAGTACGGCCTTCATTAGCATCAGCATAAATTTCAATGTTTCCTGAAAGAGTTCCGGTCTCAACACGGACACGCTTCCATGCTTTCTTTTCTAGCGTTCCCCAGTTAACGATTGCTGTTTGAACTGTTCCTTCTGATACAAGGTTTGTTGCGTGTTGTAACCATGTTCCACTTGAATGAACGGAGAAGAATAGTTGTGCAGATGTAGGGAAGAATCCCAAAGCATCTACTGATCCTGTAGTTCCAGTTCCAACGATGTCTGTTGCATAAGGATAAGTTCCATCATCAAGTAGTTGTCCAAGATAAATGCGATAAATGCCAGAGGAGCCACCAATTCCAGCCTTAACACCTGCATAGATGTAAGAATCTCTAGCTGCAAAACCAAGGATTGGGTTAGTTGTATTAAAGATCAATGGGCCATAGACGATAGTTGCATCATCTGCGATGGCTGCAATACGGACACCTCGAGAGGTTCCGATGGCAAGGTAGGTTCCAAGGTATCCAAAAAGTGATCGAACTGTCTCACCTCGAGGGATGTCGGCTACAGATACAGCAGCACCTAAAGCACCGGTTGAGTCTGGAGCAATCTTAAAGATTGCAGACTTATCTCCAGCATAACCTGCTACATAAATTGCACCACGACCTTCTGCGATGCTAGACCAAGTCCAACCAATAGGAACTGTGGTTGTATTAGCAACGGCAGTTACTGTTGAAAGGTTAGTAGTTGTTCCATGGCTTGTAAATAAAAGTTCGTATACGGCAGCAATAGGTGAAGTTCCTGTTACATAACTAATACCAAGCATAAAGCGATTCTTTACATACTTGATAGCAGCAGATGTAATATTTGCTGTGTTAATTGAATAGTGATTATGAAGGCTTGGGCTTGTAGCAGTTAAATCATAATCATAAATATTTGTAGCCGTGACAAGAACTAAAGATGTTCCGTCTGTTTCTGCCGCTAGAATCTCAGTAGACAAAGCTGATCCAAGAATAAGAGAAGTGGCTGTGCCATCTGCCGTTACTCTGGCAACTCGAACTGCTGTGCTGCCTGCTGCTGCACAATCAATGTGTAATAAGTAATCTGTTCCGTTAATGGTGGCAGGTAATGAGATTACTCTTCTAGATGAGTTGGTTGCTGCTGGATAAACCTTAGTTGTATCTTTAAGTAAAGATATTTGGCCCGGAGTCCATGGGTCAATGCCTTGTCCGGTAAAGTAACGGAAGCGTAATTGTTCTGCGTTACCTTCTAGTGCTTCCTGAAATTGAACACCTTCACCAAGGTGAAAGGATGTCTGAGATCGAACCCAAAGACCTGAGTCAAGGGTCTGTTCACCCGGTTCACGAGCTTGGTCAACACGCTCATACTTCCATCGAGCAGTAGATCTACGATAAGGAGTTGTGTCGTTAACATTCAAAAGGAATGGCAGACCACCAATAGCCACATCAAAGGCATAGGTATTTGGATCATAGTATTGAGAGCTTCGACCTGTGAGGTCGAGGATGACGGACTCTGAAATGTCCGGTGCTTTAGATTGCTTTAATACCACGCCATCTCCTTATAGAAAATTATGAGAGTTCTTACTTACGACATTGGGCGAGGACACTCCCGAAACTGCCCCTGTTTCAAACTTAAAGAACTATTAGTGCTGCTTCTTCTTCAGTTAACGGTTCTCCTGCTACAAGTTTTGCTTTAGCAGATGCTCTAAGTGCTTCCTTTGCTGCTAATGCAGCTCTTTCTGCACTTACCTGTGCATCAAGTTCTATGCGAAATGCTTCTTCTGCCGCAACTTCGGCATCTGTCATTTCAATCTGAACCGGGATACCGCAGTTTCCACACTTGGGTTCGCAGCCTCCACAGCAAATTACTGTACGAGTTGGGTTTGGCATTTTTTCTCCTTATGTGTTTGATAGTCCATATAAATGCATTGATGTTCCAACAACAAAAGTGCCGTTACGAATGTTAAGTGCAAGAGATGATACCGCTGAGGTGACTGCTGTAAAAGTTCTTGACAGACCATTGTATTGATTAGATGCAGAATTTTCTGTGTTGAAAAGAGAAGCTATGTTTTTTTCTTGCGAGCCAGTATAATTTGGAATTACTATTTCAGTAAAACCAAAGATGTTTGTGCCATAGTTGCTTGGCACAGTAATGTTTTGATAGTAACCAGCTTGACCGCTTCTTGGACTTCCGCCATCGTTTGCATCCACATATCCATTTACATATGAGTTAGCATTTCCACCATTAAGCCATAATTCAGATGCATCCAAAACTGTAGATGATCCACGATCACTAATAAAAAGCTTGAGATGTGTGTATGTTGTTGGAATCGAAGACAATGTAATTGTAGTTGTGGTTGCACTTAAGATATTTTTGCTTATCAATTTGTAAGTGATTGCCATATTAAGCCGCCTTTATTCCATAGATATTTACTGTGGATCCAACTTGAAAAGCATCACCAGAAGTATCACAAACAAATTTTACTGAGTTTACTGCCGCAGTTCCAAACCATGCTGTCGAAAACATTCCCGGAGCATTTCCATAAAATTTACTTAAAATTTGTTTATACGCTGAAGTGCTTGAGTAGTCATTGATATGAATTGTATCTGCTGAAAATCTTCCAGATGCAGATGGCATATCGTTTACGACTAAAGCTGCTGCCCGACCTGATGTTCCACTTTGATTACTATATGGACTTCCGGCTGTAGGGCCCTTAATTTGAGTCCAATAATAGTTATTTCCAGTATCGTTATTTAATACAAGAGAAGCACTATCATCTGCGTAACTAGAAGAACATCTAAATGATGTAATTATTTCAAGATCTGTATATGTTGAAGGAATTGAAGAAAGAGTAATGCTTGCTGTTGCAGATCCAGTTACCGTATAACTGGCAATATGGTCATATGTTGCTGGCATTTTTTACCCCTTTATTCCGTAAAGCGAGACACGAGTTCCGACTCTGAAATTTCCTGCTTGAGCAAAAAACCTTAAACTTGATATTGCAGCAGTTCCTGTCCAATGACCAGAACGATTTAATACATATCCAGTTTGGGTAGCATTAGCTTGCGATCCAGTAATAGCGTTGACAGTTTTCTTTTTTGAAGTATTTGCATAATCAAGTATTGTTGTAACATTTTGCCCAGATATAGATGTTCCACTAGTATGTGTGTATCCTGTTTTAATATGGTTTACTGCTCCGGAAGACCATCCACTTGATATGGCACTTCCATCACCAAATAATTCGTGCCAGTAATAATTACTTCCTGTGTCTCCATTGATCTGCATATACACATTTGCTTGGTCAGTTTGTATTGAATATATTCTTATTTGCAGATGTGCATATGTGCTTGGTATGGATGAAAAGTTAACCTCAGAGGTTGTGCTTGATGTCAATACTGATGCAATAGATTCAAAAGAAGTATCTCCTCCTGCTGCAAAAGATCCAAAACCAAAACCTTTAGCAGATTGCGTTGTAAGCAATGGCATGACTACCCCCTATTAAGCAAACTTGGTTTGTGATGCTAATACAGTAAATGTAGCAGATGCTGTCTTAATGATTGTGAATACATAGGCATCAATAGATGATGCGTTTCCAGCAGCTACTGCTGTTCCGCCTTGCCACTTTGGAGTGACTGATGATCCATCAATCTGGATTGTATTTGGATAGTAGGCAGTAGTTCCATTGGTATTTAGCCACACTACAGTCATGGAGTCACCAGTAGCCAATGCAGTATTAAGAGATACAGTAGAGCTGTATCGAATGTTAAGAGTATGGTTTGCTGAAGCATTAGATGTGTAATACCAGATAGATGCTGTCTCAACATTTAAGTTGATTGTTCCTGTTGCAGCAGAAGCTACAACATTGACATCTTCTTCAAGCCCTCGAACTATTGTGTCTTCAAGGGTTCCACCCTTTGCTCGGGCTAGAGGGAATCCACCTGCTGTGGATCCATCGTGGACTACTACAACATCCTTATCAGTATCTACTGTCAATTCGCCCAGTAGTCCTGTAAAGGATGCGTGTTGTGCCGTAGTTCCTCTACGGCGTTGGAATGCGAATGGCATTAGATCGTTCCCCAATCTGATAAGGAAGCCCAAGAAGCTGAGGTTCCGTTGTTTGTTAAGAAGTAACCACTAACCCCAGCGGAGATCGCTGGAATATAGCTTGCTGCTGCGGTTGCACTATTAGCCGCCGAGGTGGCTGAAGTAGCCGCAGAAGATGCGGATGTTGCTGCACTAGATGCTGAAGTGCTTGCACTAGATGCGGATGTTGCTGCTGATGTAGCAGAGGTAGATGCAGAACTTGCTGAAGTTGCTGCTGCTGTAGCCGAGTTATTAGCTGATGCAGCAACAGTAGAGATATTGATATAAGTAGTTGATGTTGTATCAGATGTTGTTATGTCACCCATATCACGGACAAGACCTGCACCTGTAACATCAATTAAGGATGAATAGGTTGATGCTGCTGAACTTGCTGAAGTAGCAGCAGATGAGGCACTCGTTGATGCAGAACTTGCAGATGTTGCGGCAGCAGATGCTGAGTTTGCAGCAGAGGTAGCAGAATTTGCTGCACTTGTTGCTGATGTAGCAGCAGATGTAGCGGAAGTAGCAGCCGAAGATGTTGATCCAAACAAGGTATCAATGTATGACTTGTTGGTTGCATCGGTAGATGATGTAGGGGTAGCAAGATCTGTAATCTTGTTATTGCCCATTGACAAGGCACCTGTCATGGAATCGCCAGCTTTGGCAACCTTGGTTCCAATAGATGTGGCTACGGTTGTAGCAAAGTTTGGATTATCTCCAAGAGCATTGGCTAACTCATCAAGAGTATCAAGGGTTCCCGGAGCAGAAGCAACTACATTGGCTACTGCTGTATCTACATAAGACTTGGTTGCAGCATCTGTGTTGGCAGATGGTGTTCCAAGACCGGTTACCTTGTAACCACCACCGGCAAGATCAGAACCTAATGTTCCGCTTGTGATTGTCTTAGATGTAAGAGTGGATGCAACTCCATCGAGGGTTACTGTTCCGGTTGCATTAGGAAGAGTGATTGTTCGGTCTGCTGTTGGATCAACTACTGTAAGGGTAGTCTCATAAGAATCAGCAGTTGCACCCTCGAATTGAATTCCACCGTTTGCAATTACTGCACCATCTAAAATCTTTGATGAAAGAGTTTGTGCATCCGTATCGCCAACCACATTACCGGTTACTCCGTGGACACCTGCTGTTGTTGGAACGGCAGCAGATCCAATGTGAGCTGAGAACTCATTAAAGTCCTGACCAGAAACCACATGGCGAACCGTAGCTCCTGCGGAGTGAGCCACATTCGATGTTGAGTCTTCACCACGAGTTACAGTAAGTGTAGTTCCACCACCTGATGCAGTTACCTTAACAAGTTCTTCCTTGTTGGTATCTGGATCGATAACTAAGGTGTAAGGGTAGTTGCTTGGAAAACCTGTTACTAGGTCAAGCGTGATTGATAGAACAGTACTATCGATACCGGTTGATAGCGATGCCTGTTTTGCTGTTGAGGCGTAGTATCTTTTTTGGGCCATTAGTTACCTCGTATAGTGGAGTCGGGGTGGATAAAGATCTCGAAGGCCAGCAGCTTCTTGCTGTAGTCGTTGCTGGTATAGACCAAGATAGAATCGTGCAACGGATGTTCCGCCACCGATTGGCTTGGATTGATCCATCATGTCTGCTTCTACTGACTGAGAAGGAATTCGTGCAGCATCTGAACCAACGATAAGTCGAGCAATAGTTCCATAAACAATTACATCGATAGTAGATGATGGAAGACCGGTTACAGTCTCAAAGATGTCGCTTTCAGATGACATAACAGATGGGGCTTTTGCATAGATAACCTGAACAGTTCTGCCCGGATCAATCATGTCAAAAATATTGATGGTCTTACCATTGGCAAATTCTGTTGTATTGGCAGTCTTGTCTGTGTCATACCTACGGACATTGAGCCATTCCTTGGTTGAGCCAATGGTCTGCCACTTGACATTGAGGACATAGTCGGCAGTAGCCGGAAGTGAGTAGGCAGTAACGGCTGAGTTGAAGCTAAAGGTGTGTGTGCCTACCCCAAAGAGTTCTGGGTAGACAGCCAAGATTGTGTCGTTAATAGCCTGCTTGACCATGAAGCGTGGGTATTGAGGTGCAATTACCACCTTGGTCTGATTGGCCGCCGTAGAGGCTGTGGTGCCTCTAAAACCCCTACCCCAAGGGGCAAGGTAGACCTGCTTGGTTAGGTTGTCTGTTCGATCTACATACATCAGTTCAGAGCCAACCTCGATGATTCCACGGCCCATCTGGGCAGTCTCATTTACTACGAAGTCTGTGGCTGTGGTTGATGCAATTCCACCGGATTGGTTAATCCAAGTAGCAGTCTCCTGCTGGGCCCCATAACTCTGGATCTGCCCAAGGACTCGTTCTACGATTCCGCCAAATGTTGTTGTCATGAAGACCTTGCTCTCAGGGCTGCGGCAGCAGCCTTATCAGTAGTTCCACCAAGTTGATTACAGACCCCACGAAGGTCTTTGTAATTAGGCCGAGTGTTTCCAGCCTTGACATTTAAGGCACCAACAACACTAAGTCCTGTAGTTCCAGCCCAAGTGTTTGCAGCTTGTGCTGCACCTACATATGACTGAATAGCAGGATAGGTGCCACCGTTAGCGAGGCGATTAAGTTCTGCATGGAGTGTGCTTCCGTTGGTACCAGTTGCCATTACTTAGCCTTTCTCTTTGCTGCTGCGTTATCTACTAAATTTGGATACGGTCTTCCAGCCTTCTTAGCAGCAGCCTTAGCCTTTGCTTTCTGTGCCGGAGTCAATGGAGTAGATTTTTTATTGGGATTCTTTTTATCCCAGAATGCTGTTTTCTTTTTCACCACTTCACCTTGTCTGCCCAATAGGCTGCTGACATTTTGCCCTTGGCAATGTTCTTAGCATGACGAGCTTTGAATGATTTCTGTCGTGCTGTTGGAGTCTTATCTCCAGATACACCCTGCTGCCCAAAGCGAATTGTCTTCACCTTGTCTCCAACCTTTGCAACCACAACATGAGATTTCGTTGGGTGTGATGGAGTTTTCTTTGGCTTGTTAAAGCCAGATACACCTGCCGCCTTTAGGCGAGAGTCTGGTTTACTTTTTCTTTCCGCCACTCTTCTTGCCCTTCTTGGACATTCCTGCCTCTGACATCGCAATAGCAACTGCTTGCTTGCGAGATTTAACTACAGGGCCTTTTTTAGATCCTGAGTGAAGAGTTCCTGATTTGAACTCTTTCATAACCTTCTTGATCTTTGCTGGCTTCATTACTTCTTCTTGCCCATTTTCTTAGGCATAGCCTTCTTCTTAGGGCCATACTCCATCATCTTTTCTTTCTTGCCTTCCATCTTTTCGTGCTTCTTCTTCATAGATGGTGACTTGTACTTCTCGCCTTTAACTGACATTTGCTTCTCCCTCTGAGTGATGACTTTGACTTTCCCACCGCTGTTTATGTCAAACGAGATGGAAATCTCTATTGCCTTACGAGCTTCATTAGCTGCTGTTCTTGTATTCGTTGGGGATAGTGTGGCTCTAGCCAATGCACCGAGTGCATATGAACTGCCAGATCCAACTCCATATATTCCACGATCATCTCTTACCCAAGAAAAGTCATTATCAATTTGATAAATCTTTCCTCGAAGGCAGATCAATGCATCAAACCCTGCTCCGTCTTTTGGATCATTATCGGCAGTCTTAGGTGCTGGGTCATATCCATAGTCTGCGTATGCTTGCTTAAGTGATGGCAATAAATCTGTCATCATAAATTTATCTAGGTTCACACCTCGTGGAATCTTGGGAGCATTCCAACTGTGTAGGGCTATATCCCCGGCGATTGCATCGCCAGCAAAAGCGATTACATACTCACCCTTTTCAACTACCTTATCCATACCTGTAGCAATAAACTTCTGATCTGCACCCACTATTAGGGATTCGGCTGCGATTAAACCCCAGCCCTTACCTTGAATCCCAATTATGGTTGTCATACTCAGTCCTTAAATGAGTTGTTGGTTGAGTCGAATGCCTTACCGGCTATGTTGCTTAGTTCGACTGCACCACGAATATCCTTCATGTTTGTTGTCGCTGGTTCAATGCCTTGATCGATAGCAGACTTGTATGCATTTAATTCTGCATCCCATTTCTTCTGAGACATTAGGCGAGAACTATTGGCATCACCTGTATTGACCTGCAAACCTGATTGCTTTAGGCAATCACCCCAGTTTGCATGATCTTGCGTTGGGCAACCTGTTCTGCATCCCATTAAACTATCTCCACTAAAAATCCATTATGGGCTATATTCGAATCGGAGTCGGCTTGAGCCTGAGTCCTGATTGGAAATCCTTGAGCTACAAGAATATCCTTCGTGGCTTCATTCACGATGTGACCTCGCCCACCGAGAAACACATAATCATAATCTCTAAGTTCATCTTCGGTAACTGCTCGAGATAAAGACAATTCACCATCGTTGATAAGCACAGCAACCCCTCGCTGGGATACGACTCTACGCCACCACTTGTCAGCTAATGGATAACCTTCCATTACCTGTGGTGGGTAAAATGTATAACTTGCCATGATTCTCCTTTTAATAGAGAGGGAGGCAGGTTGCCCTGCCCCCCTCAACTAATGCTCTACTAGAGAGCAGATCCGCCTGTTTCCAAACGGCAAACTGCTGCATCACGGAAGATGCCCCAGCCACCGAAGTACTTCCAGCCAAGTGCTGACTTACGGCGAAGGATGTCGATCTGAGGTGCTACGACTGTTTGCACATCGTAAACATTAGCCTCAAGAAGAGCTTCCTTACCGACTGCAACTGCTGAGTAAACAGTAGCTGAAGATGCACCGGATGTTGTTGATGGAACACGAGATGTCTGAACAACTTGGAATCCTTCAAGAACACCAATGGTGCCTGTCAATAGGTTTCCAACATTTTCAGTTGTGTACTTGTGGATGTCCACAAATCCGCCTGAACCAGTCTCGGCACGAAGGTCGAAAGCTTGGCGTGGGTGGATGAACAATGTGTAAAGGTCACCAACACGAGGTTGGGCGTTAGCCTCAAGAAGTGTTGTCTGTGCCTTACGAAGCATTGCTGTTGAAAGAACATCTGAAGCTGTAAGAGTAGCTGTTGATGTACGGCTTCCACCGTACTTAACTACTGATCCAGATGTTAGTGCTGTTGCAACAAGCTGATCCAAAGTATCAGCAGCGTTGTAAGCGATTGCATCACCGATCATGGTGTCGATAGAAGAGAATGTGGCCATATTGACCTTCTCTGTCTGCTCAACAGCATTACCGTATTCAGTAACAGTAACTGTTACCTGTGATGGGTTTGCCAATGCAACTGGTGTTACATCAGATGTTTCTGTTAATGCTGTGGTTGCTGCTGCCAAGTTAGCATAAACTGCAAACTTGAGAGTAGTTCCCGGGTTGGTGAGGGCTACTGGTCGTACATCTGCGACTGAACGCATGACAGGAAGTGAGCGGAGTGCAGCTCTTACATATGTGTCATATGCATTGACTACGAGGTTGCCTACACCAGAGATTTGAGTGGTTGCCATTTACGGCACCGCCTTTCTGGGTTAGTACCCAGCCTTACCAAGATCTGCAAATAATTGCTTCAATGCTTCAGGCCCCTTTACAGCGGCCTCATCCATCTGGGCTTGAATCATCTGTTCACGATCAGCACTAATGCCGCCATCTACAGTTGCTTGAGCCTTTTTGTAATTATCTACGAAACCTTCTGGTATCGCTGAGTTTGATTGGTTTGGTTGTGACACACCGAATACATCTCCGTATTCAGTAAGCCATGACGACAACGATTCCTCCGTGAGGTCGATGTCCTGTGGAATGAAAGCCGAAATCTTTGGATTCACTCCTCGAGCTGTAAGGACTTCTGAGATAGTTCTCTCTCGTTTTTCTTTACGCAAATTTTGAAGCTCTTCCTGAATTTCCTTCAGTTGCTTCTCTTTTGCCTTATTGGCCTTGCGTAGTTGTCCGAGAACATCGTTCGAATCAAGTTCGAAGTCATCCTCTTCCAGTTCGTAATTGGACATTTGTCCTACTCCCTTTTCATGTTAGTCGCTGGCCACAATGCAATCGGGGAAATGCATTGGCTCCAACTTCCGGGTTTATACTCATCTCAAGTTCCGGCATTTCTAGAGATGGAGTGGGTGTCCGGGTCTCGAACCCGGATGATTGCCAATCACCCTGTTACTTAAACTGTTTTAACTCTTAGTGCCTTAGATCCGATACCACTTGTGCCACCGAATGCTGCTGCACCTGTTGCTTTAATTCGTGCTGCTTGTGCTTGTGCTTGGACATCTCCACCGAACTCGGCAGCGATTGCTTCCTTGGCTCCAAAGTTCTCACCATAGATAGCAGCAAGGTTTCCAGTTGTCTGGAGTTCACGCTGAACTTGTGAATACTTCTGGCGTTGTGATCCATAACCAAGAGATCCTGCACCGTATGTCTGAGCCATATTTGCTTCTTCTGCTGTTAGGCCTTCGATGAGAGCTGCTGCTGTATTCATATTCTTGCCAGCAATCTGCTCAAGGATTCCCTGACCCTTTGCTGGGTCAATCATGTATGCAGTAAGAGCTTCGTCACCAATACCGTATAGATCCTTAAGCTGCTTACGAACATTGGAATCTGTGCCTGTGGTTACAAAGTCACGGTATGCCTGAATGATGTTTGCAACATCGACATTGGTGAGGTTGTTCTTTAGGAAAGATTGGAAGTCTGTTGTCTGATCGTAGAAGCCTGTTGGCATATTGTATGAAGTCAATACCTTCTGGTATTCATCTTCCATTCCAACGATTGTCTTCTCATCTAGTGCCTTGTATCCAGCAGCTAAACGAGCCTCATTGACCTTGCCAAAGCGTTCGTAGTAAGACTTGGTGTTAATCAACTGAAGGTAGAAACCTTCTGAAGTTGTAGGAATTTCATCAAACGCCTTGCCAAAACGATCTGTGCCTTTGCCAGCAAAGATTGCAGCAATGTCATCTCCAACCTCTTTAATACCCATCTGGGTAAAGCGTTCCCGGATAACATCGAATGCTGACTTACGCTGGGCTGCCACTTGCTCTGCCTTAGCAGTCTCAAGTGCCTTCTGCTGTGCAGCAAGCATTTTCTGGAATTCTGCATTTTGATTAGCAATAGCAGATTGAATAAGTTTATTTACATCATCTGCTGAAAGTCCTGCTACTTGCTCTGGTGCAGGAACTTGATCTGTAGTTCCATCATCATATTCAGTAATCTGAATACGGTTGGCACCAGATCCTGAGAAGTAAGTACGAACTACTTTTTTAGTAGTTGTTTTTGTGCCTATGACCTTCGTAGTTCCATCGCTATATGTAACAGTAAAGGTTCCGTCACCGTTATCTACTCGACCAGTTTCAGTTACTCCAGCAGGTGGGTTATCTCCACCAATTCCTGTTGTATCGGTAGTTGTTGCACCGGTATTACCCATACCAAGAATCTTCTTTTCGGCATCGGTTAGCGTTGCACCTGATGTAAGTCTGCGTAGTGCATCAGCAGCTTCATTAACTGGAACAGTTGCTGTTCCTACATTTGTGCCTGCACCTGCGGCTGGGCCAGATGTTGCAGCGGCATAAGGATTAGTTGCTTGCTGAGGAGCAGTAATTGCAACTTTTGTTCCACTAAAGAGAACTGTTTGTCCTGCTGCTGCTCGAGCTGCAAGCGTTGGATTGTCGGCGAGGATCTGGGCAACAGTAGTGCCATTGGCTTTTGCAATACCTGAAAGGGTATCTCCGGATTTAGCCGTTACTTTTTCTGCCATTATGGAATCACTCCGAATCTCGAACCGACATCAACTAAGATGCTGTCGGCTTTAGCTCTTGCGTTGGCTGTGTATTGCCAACGGCTGTCTTTGTATAGGTCTTGCTCGAACTGCCACAATGGAGTGACTGTTGACGATGTCTTGTCTCCGACAGTTGTTGTTGAGCCAATCATTGCCTTACGGACTGTTGGATCCTCTAGATCTAGTGAACCCTCTGGAACCTCGAGGATACGAGATATTGCACCAATGTAAGGGCTTGCGATAGATAGTGGAGACTCTCCGTTGAGGATACGATCACGGAATGCTGGGAACAACTTAACCGCTTCTTGGCGAAGGTTCTCATCAATCTGTTCGTTAGATGTATCTCCAAGGAAAACATTCTTTGCAAGGTTATCTGCCGCTGCGGCAGTAAGGGCCAAGCCAAACTGACGATACTTGGTAGTAACCATAATTTTGTTGGCATTGATCTGTTGCTGGACTTTAGGCTGAGATAGATACTGGTCAGTCCGGCGAAGCTTCTTCTCAAAGTCGCTGATATTAGATGATCCAATAAGAAGTGTCTGGAATTGCTTATCATCTATCTTAAAGGCAGATGATGCAATTTCAAGGTTCTTACGATAGATCTCAATATAGTCAGCAGCAGCCTGAGCAAAAGTATTTCCTGCACGGATAGAGTTAGCAACATCTGGCTTAACTGTATCCAACTGGAACTGAGCAATAGTCTTTAGACCAATGTCATACTTGATCTCATCCATGCTCTTAACTTTGGCAAGGTATTGATCTCGGTAAGTATCTTTAGTTGCCTGATCTAACTTGAGACCATTAGCAAGTTCGGCAGCACCAATAAGTGCATAAGTTCTTTGGTTAACATCTTTAGCCCAAGCAGTTCCTGAAAGGTATGCCTCAACATTGGCAGCAGACTCATTGAGTCGTGCCATGCTTTCAAGCTTCTTGTAAATGTCTGGGTAGTTAGCCTTAAAATAATCGATAAGATACTTGCTACCATATTCACCAAGCTTTGATTGCTGTTCTGGTGTCAAGGCATTTGGATCTATAACGATTCCACCTTGATAGGTTTTACCACCAGCAGTTCCTGTAAATGGCTTACCGTTCTTTAGGTATGGCTTATCAGCAGTTCCCTTACCGGTGAACTTATCTCCACCACCGGTATTGCCTCCGGTGTTTCCACCAGTATTACCACCTTTGTTGCCGCCTTTATCGCCGCCTTTATTGCCACCTACTGCTTGATCTACAACAGTTGGGCCACCACCTACTTTTCCAGTATCTTGCTTTGGATTAGGGTAGTTAGGAAGATTATCTGTGATGTCTGGAATTCCATCTTTGTCAGTATCTTTTTCACCTGTTGCTCCGCCTACTACTCCACCTGCTTCAGGTGTTGGTGTAGTTCCAACTGTTACTTTGCCAGTCTTTGTATCTAACTTAGCAGTATTCTTTGTAAGACCAGTTACTTCTTTAAGAAGAGTGTTCTGTTGTTCTACTGCTTGGTTGTAAAGTTTTTCTAAACGCTTAAGTTCTCTTTCATCACCGGGGCTTTGAGTTCCAGCAGCGATGTTTCTAACAATACGATTGATGCCAAATAGGCTATCTGCAATAGATTGCTCGAGTGTTTGAATGCGATCATTCTTCTGGCCAACTACAAACTTGACTGCTTGATCGTATTGACTTGCTGCCTTCTTAGCAGCATTGGCTTTGGCAGCAGCTTCTGACTCTGCCTTAGCCTTAGCGGCTCGTTCCTTCTCAGTCTTGAGAAGTGCATCAATATCAATAGTGCCTTTAGGCTTTACTGTCTCTGCCATTATCGGACACCTGCAATCTTCGCTATAACATCGCCGTATGAATTAAGAGTCTTGTTGACCGCTTCTGTTTCTAACTCTGGGTTGGCCATGATTGCCTGTTCAACTACTTGACCCTTACCAGCCATCGATAGGCCTCCAGTTGTTGTAGTTGAGTATTGACCCGGTGCTGTCTGTGTCTGTGTAGTGATTGAAGGGTTAGCCTTCTCAGCAGATGTAAGAGTTTGAAGCAGTTGATTGTATTCAGCATCACGAGGATCACGACCAAGTTTTGCACGAAGTGCATTCTGAACGATTGCCTGTGCTTCTTCTTTGGTTGAGATACTTGAGACTCTCTGAGTTGTTGTCTTTGGTTCCCCACCACCGGATCCAATGGCTGCTAACTTCTCTTGCCATGTTCGACCACCATCAGCATTGGCTTCACCAAGAAGTTTCTTAAATGCTTCTGTGTCAGCCTTGCCCCAATAGGCAGTCTGAAAATCAGACTTAGCAAGTTGTCCACCTTGAATCAAAAGAGCTTTAACTTGGTTCTGATCTGATAAAGATTTAATCTGTTCTCCAAGAATCTGATATACCTGAAGGTCTGAAACTTGATATAGGGCAGAATAAATCTTGCCAGTTACATCTGTTTTCTTACCAGTCTTAGGATCTGTAAAGACAACACCCGGGCGGAATACACCAGTTCCCTGTGCAGGATATGACTTGCCACCACCTACTGAAGGTGCAGCATAAGGATTAGTTCCTGTTGGAACTTCCTTGGAATCATCGATTCCATTCTTGTTTAGATCAACCATTAGTTATTTCCTGTCTCTGTTGCAAATACACGCCAGTACATTACAGAGAAATCTGGGTGTTCGGAGATTATCTGGTAAGCAGTTTGGTCTAACCATTGTGCTACATTTTCAACAGCTTTACCTGTAAGTGTCTTGTATCCTGCTTCTGCAACAGAATTCAACGCTGACTCACGAGCCTGTAAGAACTTAGCCAAGCCCTTACCTGATTCAGTTTCAGCAAACTTAGGGTTACTAAGAGCCTGAGTTACTTCTTTAACGAGTGTCTCACGAGGAACACCTGCTGCACGGAAGTCTGGCTGTCCACCAAAGTCATCATCCATTGCTGCCTTACGAGTCATGTAGACCTGATGGGCTTGCTTTGGATCTGCACCCTGCTGGATAGCGATGGCCTCATCGCTTTGTAACTTAGCCTTACGAGCTGTGTATACATAACGAGCCGCTTCCATCTGCATTTCAGCAGGTGATAACTTGAATCGCTGGCCACGCTGTGCTTGCCATTTAGCAAATTCTTGTGAGTATTGTCCACCGGGGAAGAAGAGGGCAAACGCATTTGGCAAGGCATTGGCATCCTTGCGGTTGTTCTGATAGAAGTTCCATGCATCTCCAGTAGGTGTAATACCACCACGAGATCCAGATACCAGAGCAAAGAGTGCTGACTCACCATACTTGTCAGCCCACTTGGCTACAGCAATTTCATAACTGTCTGGGTTGTTTGCACGGATCTGCAAGAAGTCATTGAACATAAGAGCCTGAACATGGAGTTCACCTTCTTTGTCCTTAGCAAGAATCTGAGGTGCAATAGATCCGGGAGCCACATTCTGTGTAATACCACGCCATAAAGCGAGGACTCGATTGACCTTACCTGCATCTTCTAGAAGCTTTGCTTGTGCTTCTCCACCAAGTGGGAAGTCTCCATAGTTACCAGTTGATGCAAGGTATGTCATCAATGGTCGAAGAGTAGACATACTCTTCTCCTCGAATGAGTTAACACCTAGACCATAAAGAACTCGCTGGGCCCAAGCAGGGGTAAATGACTCGACAATTCCAGTCTTACCTTCAGGGGCTCCGAATGGATAGATCACATTGCGGAGTTGATCTGCCGCCCAACCTTCTTGGCTCTGAATGATTCGACCCAATGAGAGTTGAATAGCAGGGCCTACACCCGGTAGCAATTCATTGCTGAACGCAAGGTTCAAAGATGGAATCGATAGCGATGTTGGCATCGATGGAACTGCTTCACCTGTTGCTGTTGAAAGCATCCAGCCAAGTGCATTACCTGCTAGAGGGATAACCATACGAGGATCACCATAGGTTGGATCCTTGTAGATAAATCCTTGGCTTGGGTCATTCCAGTTCTGACCAGTCCATTCGTAAATGACACCAGTCTCTGGATGAGTCAAGAATTCAAAAGCATTAGCAGCCTTGTAAGTACGAGCCTTGCCTTGTAGACGGAAAGTATTGGCTACATCTGTGCCAATTAACTTACTCCATGTAGCAATAGTGTTACCCCACGCTGCTGCAAAGGGAGCCACTAAACGAGCTGCAACCGCATACTGCTTCTGTCGCATTGCATCATAGTAAAGCTTCTGTAGTTTGTTAGCAGCAAAGTTATTTGCGATTGTATGCATATCATCAGCAGCAAGTCCTCGATCATCGAGTGTCTTGATTGCTTCACGCATACGAACCAATGATGGGTTTTCAAACCCTGCCTTAAGTCCAAAGACTTTAACGCCACGAAGTTCCTTCTCAGCAATAGCAAGGATCTTGACTGCCTCATCCTTGGTAAGAAGGTTCATATTCTCTGCAACACCGTTCCAGTATTGCTGCTTAAACTCTGGGCCAAGTGCTGCTCGCTTTTCAATCGATGCAGAGACTTGGAAGAACTTAGATGCTGCACGATCCCATTGACCCTTGAATGATGCAACGGCACGGACATCATCTGTTGGAAGCTTGAGTTGACCGATAGCCTTTGAGATGTCTGTTGAATCAACATATCCCTTAAGGATATTGGCAAGCCATACATCCTTTGACTGAGTTCCCTTTGGATTGAATCCGGGAGTTCTCTTGCCATCTACAGCAACCATTGCCTTACCGGCAATAAAGTCACGCAGTTCTCGGCGGCCACCAGATAGGTTATCGACACCTTCTGTAACTACCTTGAAGTAATTCTCCATAGCTTGACGAGCAATAGCCTCATCTGCATCAAGCATCAATGCACGATTAAGTTCATCAACCTTGGCAATCTGTGTACGAAGCAAGATTCCCTGCTCTGTCTCAAACATAAAGTCAACAATGAACTTCTCGTAATCACGAGATAGATCCATGCCTTGTGCTTGCTTTTTGGCAATGAAAGATTCTGCCTCTTTGAACCAAGGAGTGAACTTTCCATTTGCACCCTTGATGCCACCATCAAGTCCACCTGCAACTAGACGAGCCATAGCTGACTCACGGAACTGAAGGATTGCTCCGGCCCATGCCCGATTGAATCCTCGTTCTTCTGGTGTAATGAAACGCATACCGGTAGGCAGGATCTGTGAAAGACCACGAGTGCCTTGACCCATACCAACACCGATAGATCGAGACATCATTACGGCAAACTTATCTGCATCTGCAAGTGCTGCTGACTTAAAGCCGACTGCATCAAGCTCTTCAACTGCTTTATTAAAGTTTGTTCCAAAGACTGTGTTATCGAAGCGAGACCAGCGACTAGCAAACTTAGCGATTGCATTACCCTCTGGGTTAGCCATCATCATTGCAGCAAACTGCAATGGGTGATTGAACAAGGTTGTAGATCCACCAAGGAATGAACGAACCTGCATATCACCAACATTTCGTAGGATGTATGAAACACGACCTACGAGAACTGTCTGCTTGAAGAATGAATCGAATAGATCAGTAGTTACTGTTCTGAGTTGCTGTGCATTTTGTGACTGTGAGAAAAGGTTTCTAGTCTTTCCTGTGAGCTGACGGATTGAGTCGATGTCAGGCCACTTGATAAAATTTGCAAGTTGAGAGTCAATAAGCGGATCCAACTGAGTGAACTTCTGGGTCTTTCCAGCGACCTTAAATTCTCTTGTGCCTATGTCCTTGCCAGCAACTTGTGCCAAGAACTTTCGGTTAGCATCTGCTTCCTTCTTAAATACTCGAGCCGCATCATTAAGCATACGGATTTGTTCTTCTGTTAGGTTAGGAGCCTTCTCCTTAACCAAAGACTTAAGCGTGTCAATGAATACATTGAAGCGTTCAGTCGAGGTTGTAGCAGCCATCATTGCCTTAATGGATGTCTTCTGTAGTTCAGGAGATGCCTTAAGGAATGGTAAAGTGTCATTCATTTCCTTGACCAATGTATCTACATCGTCTAGGTGAATAAGATTCTTAGTAGGTGCAAACCGTGTGAATGGTGCAGTTACTTTATTAGTCCTCAAGAATGATCGTGCTTCATTCTCTGCGTTAAGCAGGAAGTTAGCAAAGCCTTCATGGTGCAACTTCAATGAGTTAGGGGCATAGAAACTTGACTGGAACTGGATTGCACGAGATTGAGCTGCAAGTCCAACTCTAGTTCCACGAGATAGTTCTAGTCCGACTTCACCGGCAAGTAATCCCATAACTTCTTTTTCAGAAGTAGCAGCAGCCAAACGCTTGGCTAGATCAACCGTGATGTTGCCATTCATTGCTCGCCATAGATCATCGTATTGTTCTGGGCCATAGTGGACAGCAATAAACTTTGCAGCGTTCTGACCCATTGGGCCAAAGAATGCTTTAGCAGCTTGCTGGTAATCAAGGATCTGCTTACCACCTATGGTCATAAGACCAAACTCTGCTTCCATCGCTAATTGCTTGCGACCTCGTGCCTCTTCAAGAAGCATACGAGCCTCATCATCAGACTTGACTCGATCTTGAACATACTTAAGATTATTCTTCCAAGCCTCTTCAGCCTTAGCAAGTTCCTTTTGGACACCTTTTGTAACCTTGCCCATTTCGGAAAGCTCTTTGTTTATGTTGGCAAGTTGTTCCATGACTGTAAGGCGAGGTGCTGCTGCACCTTCGACTAGCCCTGTAACCTGCTGGGTAATTGCACCCTTAGTTGTAAGTGCTTGAACACCAAGATCGTTGATGTCAGGTGAGTTAATAGCATCAGCCTTGAAGCGACCAAAGTCAGAAATCTTTGCATCGAACGGATCTACTGTTCGTGGGAAGTAAGCGTATCCGCCACCACCCATGCCACGAGTTGCACCAACATTTTCAAAGCCTTGGATACCGGCTCTTTCATATGCTGCAAATAGTTGTTCTGTTAGTCCAGCCTTCTTTGCCGAATCAATAAGTTCTGCGTGTGTTGCACCGGGTGTATCGATTACATCGAGAACAGTCTGCAACTTAGACTCTTGGATACCAGCAGCAGTTCCAATATCAATAAGGTTGGAACCAATCTCGTTAGATACACGAGTTGCCTGTGGTGAATCTCCAGCCTTGATAAGACCTGTCCACTTGATAAGGCGTGGCTTCTGCTTTGCTGCTACACGAACTACAGCATCTACTCCATTACGGATACCTTGAGTTGCTGCACGATCACCCTTCTTAAGGGCTGCTTCATCAAGAGTATGGATAAGTCCGGGAGCCAACTGCTCTTGCTCTGTGAGTGTTTGTCCTACACGGACTACCTCATCAAAACCTTTTTCATCGAGGATGCTTTGAACTTCTGCTGCACGACCAGCAGTATTAAGTTCAATACGGTGAGCCATAAGGTCTTCAGCCTTACGAGCCTGTCCAACAAGTTGACCACTTGTATCCTGTGCAGACTTAAGTCCTGCAAGTAAAGTGTCACGCTGTTGGCGGAGTTGACCGTATTCTGCATCTAATAAATCTGCTTCAGACTTTGCTTTGTAATAAGTCTGGTATGTGTTATCTACTTTTTCGGCGATAGTGTTGAGATCATCTTGATGCTTGATGATGTCTGCTTCAAGCATATTGATGTCGCCAGATGCAGCTCTTGCTTCTGCACGGACTTTACCGACTTCACCCATGACATCTTCAACATCACGAGCCACAGCCTTGATCGGTGCTTCCTTCGCTTCTGCTGCACGAGCTGCGGCCTTTGGCCCAACACGAAGTGTTACGCCAACCTTTCCAGCTTCTTTACCGATCTTAAGTAAACCTACACCGGGAACATAAGTAAGTGGGTCTGCTGCTAGGTTAAGAACGAATCCTGAAACCGCTTGGAATGTTCTAGCGGCTTTAGTCTCTGGGTTATCGAATAATGCTTGTGTGAGTCCACTTGAATAAGTCCAAGGAACTCCACCCTTCATAGTAGGGCCAGCAGCAATCTTTGCATTAAGTAATGCTTTACCTACCGCAGAGTTTTGATCTGCACCAAGAAAACCAGTACCTACATCAATCTTGCCTGTTTTGAAAAGGTTGATAAGAGCTTGCCCTGTTTGAGTCTCATCAAGAACATTCATGCCACCCTTGCCAGATACACCGTTACGAACGGTGGCTTCTAGCATTTCAAATGGTGTTGATAAAAGCATGAAAGCAGTACGAGTAAGTGGTGCTAAGAAGTCAGCAGGTGAACCCTTCTTTGCAGAGTTCTGTTCTTTCAACTTAGCAGCAGCAGCAATGGCTGCGTTACGCTGTGCATCAATCAATGCTGATCCATCGAGTGTGGTCATAGCATTGGCTGTATTGCCACCGATAGGGGCTCCAGATTTTGTAAGACCCATTACGGTGCCGACAGATGCAGCAGGGTATGCCTTAGCCATAGCAGCTAACTGCTTGGCAAAATCTGGACTTAAATACTTAGATTGCTGGGCTTGAATGTATGTATCGTAAGCTGCTGTTCCTTCTTGAGGAATTGAACTTAACGATGCACCGAGACTACCAGCACCAAATGTGCCTCCGGTTTTTCCTGCCATTAACGCTTCTCATAATCTAATCTTTGACCTAATCGAACCAAGTCTGGATCTGGATATAGGGCAATAAGTTGACGGACAAGTGTGGCAGTTTCATCCGGTGCTTGTGGTGGAATAGGTAATACTTCATTACCCGGGCCAGCACCAAAACCTGCACCATATGTAATCTCTTGATCTACATTTGGATTTGGTGTAGAAAAGTTTCTGTTTGGCATAGCAGGTGCTGCAATCATAGGGCCCATTCCGCCACCCATTGCACCTGTTTCAGTTGCTGCTAATGGAACTCCGGGAGCAGTTTGTAATTGAGTGAGTTCTGTGTTCTCACCATATGCTCCACCGGTAATGGATTGTGCTGCCTGCCTACCTGTGTAAGGGCCTTCAGCCATCTTTAGCCTCCATTTTTTCAATGTCTTTGGTCATCTTCTCCCACATATACTGCTTCTTTGCTTCGTTTACAGAATGTGAATGGATAATCTTTGTTATCAATGAGAAGAAATCTGCGAATGAATAACTTATTTTATATAGTAAATCTGCTGTTGCGTAAACAAAATCTATCTTCTTTGCAGGGCGAGCCAATACAAACATATCATCGAGTTCATCGAAGTTATCTTCTGACATTGACTCGCCCTCCTAAGATTATTACTTAGCTTTCTTTCCTGCTGCTGATGCTGGCTTTCCTGTTTCGCCAAGCTTCTGCATTCCTGCTTTGCCTGATGCAGACTTCTTACCCATGATTGGGCCAAGAACTAGAGCCTTAGCTACTGCACCCTTTTTTACTCCGAACATATTGCACCTCCAGATGCGTGTTAAGCCGCCCCAGTCAGGGAAGCTAAAAGATCAGCCATCGGTGGGGTTCCACCTTGTGCTAGATCAGTTCTACGAGAATACTGGCCGGGGCCAGATACCATTTGGGAACCGGCAGCCGGGGCCGCTCCCGGAACCCCCATAGGGGGTTGCGAAGCACCGGGGGCCATCGCAGTCGCTGCCGGTTGTTCTACTGGAGCAAACGCTTTAGAAACGATTGACTCCAATGCTTGACCTTTTGCTCGACCTTCGATGATGTCGGCGAGCCTCTTAACAGCTTCTGTTGGATCCCCACCCTGAGTAGCAAGCATTGGGATTGCGTTTGCATATTGTGCTACTGCGGTTCTTAATGAGTCACGAAGTTCTTCGATGTCGATTCGTTGTTCTTCTTGTGTGACATTGATTGAGAATGGAAGATTGCGGCGGAGGAAGTCACGAGAAATCAACTTATCTCCACGAAGTTGCAATCCAAAGATTGCGGCACGGTTAGGATCTAGTCCTGCCATGAGGCCATACTGGACATCTACTGTGTAATCACCATTGATGTCTCGTGATGGAATGTATTTTAATTCGTATGGTGTTCCGTCATCGGATCCACGAATAGTCTTCTGAGTTGAACCAAAGATTTGCTCATCTACACAGAATGCAATACCGATAAGATTTACAAAGAAGCGAGCAAAGACTGCCTGTGCTGCCTTGATCTGTGAATCGAAGCCACCCATAAGGGCTTGAACGCCACGACCTGTAACGATAGATGCATCGATCTGACCTGTTCGACCTTCTGGATAACGAGATCCCATACGGAGTTCTCGTTCAAGGTTCTGTGTTTCAGCAAAGACTCCGTTAGGAAGTTCGATTGGAACTCTACGGATTCTCTCTGGTGTGTTAGATCGAAGCAAAGCATCTGGGCCAAGGGTAAATTCTTGGACATCTGGTGGAATAGCGATAGGTGCATTGACTGACTTCTTCGCTGCTTCAAGCTGAAGGAGTGCAAATCGAGCCTTAGCCATCTGAACTGGTAGGACATCATCGAACTGACCACGAGTTTGACCATCAACTGTTGGTCGTTCTGCTACATCTACAAGAATTTTGCCTAGAAGATTAGGGGTATTAGATAGAACTAGGTTATCTAACTCCGGTAAAAAGATTAAATCTTGATACTTATCATGGTAGCGAACCATGGAAATCGTAGACTTCATACGATACTTGCTGTTGATCTGAGCCTTATACTCTGGATACTGGGCAGATAAAGTCTCTGAATCAGTCATAATGATCTGAGCCATTGAAACTACTGAGCCAAAGCGATCCTTTTCAAAGTAAAGACCGAAAGGATTGAGCATACGAATGCGTGGATTGTTAGTATCAAAGTCAATCTCCACCATACCTGCTGCAAAGCCATAGGTGTAATACCAGTCTGCTGCCTGATACATCTGAAGTTGTAGATCAGACTTGTTGGCATAGTGGTTGGCAATGCGTGT